CGACAACGATAAAATCATTATGACACAGTTAAAGCACCACTTCCCTCTATTGAACAAGAGTAAGTAGGAGCATCTTCTGTTCCTCCAGAAATTTCTAGAGAAGTAATAAAACCACTTCCAGTTACTGTATAACCAGCAGCAGAAGATAATCCAAAAACAAAAGTTACTGCTGTTCTGTCTAACATTTGTGTGAATAGTTCTTGTACATCAGTATCTCCAGCAGCCGCTTCAAAGTCCATAAGACCATCAGCACTTAAAGAGAAGCTTTTTGTTCCTCCTAAAAGAGTTCTGTTTCCTAAAGAATCTTTGTTAGTTATGTCTATTGTATCAACATTAGTAGAAAGTGATACATTTTGAGAGTGCATAAGCTTTACTTCAGTTGTTCCAGTAGTAGGAGAAACCTTTAATATTAAATCTGTTCCGTTAAAAATTGCCATTTTATTATATTTTAATTAATTAATTATTGTTTGTATCTAAAGGAGTATCTTCGTTTTTCTCCTTTTTAGATTGCTTTTTTTTATTATCTATTGCGTTATTATGTTTTAAGAAATTATAGACTGCTCTAACTACATTATAAGATTCTCCCTCTTCATATTGTACTTCTCTACATTCTATATTCTTTTTAATTTTAACTTTATAAGTATCCATAAATTTATCTATTTATATTAAATCTGTAATCATGAGCTATTTGATAAATTCCATTTGTTCCACTTGTATCATCAAAAGACTCAACAGAATTTTCAAAAAATATCTTATCTACTACAACTCCAGCAAAAGTTCCACTTACATAGTCTAAAGCAGTTCTTACATTAGCTGATAGAGTCATTAATTCACTATATTTAGAATGAACTAAAGTAATCTGTACTGTAACATAGTCATAAGTAGATACTCCGTTTTTAGTCATATTAGGAATATCGCTAACAACTTGGTAAACTATAAAAGGTAATGTTCCGTTTTGCTGATTAATTTTATATCTAGATGGATAAATTCTAATTACTCCACCCTCTGTTACTAATGGAGCAACCGCTGAATCATTACTTAAAATATTATATATAGCTTTTCCTACTTCCATTATTTCTTAAATCGTTTTTCAATCAATCCTTTTAATTGATTAGTTACGTCATTTAATGCTTGTGATCCTTTACTTCTTGCTGCTTGGTCTAACATTCTTAAACCAGCTACACCTCGAAAACCATACTCTAAAAAGTAAAAATAAAAGCCAGTCTTATTTTCATTAGCAAAAGCTCCTTTTACTCTTGGACCTACAAAAACACTAGGAGCAACTCCTCTTCTGTTTTTACCATTTATTACTGCTAAAGACTTTTTTAATTGTCCACTATCTTTAGGAACTAAACCTTTTAATTCTGATAAGATAGGCTTTGCTGCTTTTCTCATTGCTTGTCTTAAAAGAGTTTTGTTTTTAGAATCTGACATATTTAAAGACTCTAAATTTCTAGCTATTTCAGCAAGCTCTTTTTTATTTATTGTTAGTCCTACATTCATTAGGTTGAGAATATATCTTTTAAATCTTTTCTTTCTAAAGTCAAAATCATTTTATCCTTTCTCCCTACTTCTCTTATTCCAGTAATTGCATAAGAAGTATCTCCATTTCTAATATAAAAATCTGGACTTACTCCTATTGAATCTCTATATCTTATTAAACATTCTATCCTTTGTTCTCCTATAAATACATCAGATTCATAATTAGCCTTGCCAGATTTAAAATTAAAATCTCCATAAATAGTTACACTTGTACCACTTCCAGCAATTCGCTCTCCGTAAGCATTAGTAGTATAAACTTGATTTAATAAAGTTAATTTTCTATCTAGCTTTCCAAATATCATAACTCTAAAAATCTGTATGGAGTTAACATATACTCAACCATTAATGGAAGTTCTGTTGCAATAGTACCTGTAACAACATCTTGTCTTTGTTCGTAATATCTTCCAACTATAATTAACATAGCTTGTTTTATAGCATCCTCAACTTCGTTAGCAGTTCTTCCAACTACAAACTCAATATCTACCGCGTTAGGTCTTTCATAAGTATCTGGAAATGATCCAGTATTACTTTGATAAATTCTACCTGGTTTAATTTTATCGTCTAAATCATATTCAGAAGCTGCTAAAGTTTGTAAAGAATTACTAGCATCATAATACTTTATGTGTGTAACACTTTGCACTATTCCCACTTGTAAATCTATGTATGGAGGAAAAACATCAAAGTAAAGATTAAAAGTTTGAGTCATCAATCTTCTTCTTGTGAACTCCTCTACTTGATTTGTAGCAACTCCAATCAATGCAGTTATATAATCATTGTCATCATCATAATCTGAATCTACTCTTAAATGTTGTTTAGCTTCAGCTAAAGATATAGCAGTTCCAGTTGGAGCAGTTTTTAAAACTAACTTTCCGTAATTAACGTAACTATCAAGATTTAAGTAATTATATATCATTATAAAAAGTAAAAAAAGGAGAGAGCGATTAAACTCTCTCCAATTAAAAATTATGCATTGTCAATCTTAACGAATGCAGTACTATTTTGAACAGCAGCACCATCTACAAGAGAAGTTGCAATCATATGTCCAACACCAGCAGCAGCATTAGTATAGGGATCAAACAATAAGTCTAGTCCACCAAACTGAGCGATATGCACTTTAGAGAAATCACCTAACAAGTAGTTTGTACCACTTCCAGCAGAGTTACCTACATTAGAAGAAGCAAAAGCAAAGTAAGATAAAAATTCTTTTGTTGCATTATCATAAGCTGGAGATACAGAAGCAACTTGAGCTAATCTTTTAGCCTCAGTTAATGCTCCACCATCTAACAACCAAGCCATACGAGCAGCTTCTAAATTAACGCCATTAGCGATTAATGTAGCTTCCATATTTAAAAGTTCAGCAGCAGTAGGCTCTGTTCCTGCAACCGCTTGAGTAGCAGCAGCAGCAAAGATAGAAGCAGGACCGCTTGTTACGTTAGCATCAGCCAATAAAGCACCTTCTAAAGTTGCAGCGATGTTAGCAGCTAAGTTTCTTCTAACCGCACCTTCAACACCAGCATTTTGAGCCATTGCCTCAGCAGAAATCTCTACGATAGAAATCATCTTCTTAGGAGATAATGTAACACTTGAAGCAGTACCAGCAGCAGTAGCAGTTCCACCAGTCTCAGCAACGAATGCAGAAGAGATGCCAGAAAGAACCGGTAGTTTCATATCAGATACACCAGAGTAAAAATTAGCGCCAGCAGAAGCAAGAACTAAGTTAGCTTCTAGTTGGTCTGTGAAAGACATTACTTCAGTTGGATTAACCGCTGCATTACCTACTGCTCTATGTTCTAGAACTGAAGAAGGAATAGCGATACCTCTAAACATTTGGCCATTGTGCTCTCTACGAGCTTCTTGATCCATTTCTTTAACTAGACCTTCTAGTTTTCCTGTGTATGCTTGACGCATTGCTTCTTGAAAAGAAAACTCAGATACTTCTTTTGGAGAATTAGTTCTTTCTTCTTTTACTACTTTAGAAGCTTGTAAGTTTTCAAACTTAATACTTCTTTCAACCATTGAATTTAATGATTCAACTTTTTCATTTAAAGAATCAAAGCTAGTTAGTTCTTCAGATGTCATATCTCTTTCCTCAACTTTACACAAGTCAACTAGAGCTTCCATCTTCTCAACATTTATAGCTCTTTCTTCTAATAAAGATTTACTATTTTTCATATTAAAAATTATTTGTTTTTTAAGACTTTCAATCGCATTTCTGTGAGGTTGCGATTTCTTAAATCTATTTCTTCTTTTTGTACCTCTTTTAATTCTTTCTCTAGACTTTCATCTAGTTTTATTTTTTCTTGTTCTTCTTGCCAAGTCTCTAAAGAGCGTAAAGCAAAAGAGCCAGCTTCACTATATGCCGGAAATGTGACACTGCTGATGTCGTATAATCTAGATACTTTGTTTATTGTTCTAATGTTTCTACCCTCTACATTTTCCCAAGAGTCCTCTTCAACAGTAAACGCAAAGCTAGACTGACTAATAGTTCCGTTTCTCAATAGAGTCATTAAGTCATTAGCTAAAGTTGTATCTGGCATATCAGCCTCATATTTTAAACCTCTTTCATCTACTGACAATCTTAAAGTATTGTTTGTAGTTCTAGCTAAAGGTAAACCATCGTGATTAATCAAAAACCTTACATCATCTTCTAATCTACCATCAAAAGCACCTGGAGCAATATATTCAACAAAACCTCCTAAATCATTTGATTCAGAATTAAAGACTGCTCCATAACCTACAACAACATTCTTTCCGTCATCGTTTCTAACTTCAATATCAGATACATTAAAAGTCCTAACCTCTTTGTTAGTTATTGTTCTAATCTCTTGGCTTTCCTCTTCAATAGTAACCTCTTCGTCCATATCTATTACAACCTCAACATCTTCTTTGTTTTTTGCGTAATATATAATTATAGACTCTTCGTTTTCTTCTATCTTTTGGATATGTCTTAACTCTTTATTTTCCATAATATTTCTATTTTCTTCTTCTTCTATTTCTTTTATTTTTCTTTTAGTCCAAGCAAAACTAGGATCTCCTCCCCACAATCCCCAAGCAATCCTACCAGCACTAGGATAACCCTCATCTCCTTTATAAAAACCTTTTCCCTTTTTATCGACTTCGTGCCTACTTAAATAAGAGAACATTCTTTTAATCGTTCTTATAGATAGATTAACTCTATTCTTTAAATCTCTTGCTCTTGCAACTCCTACTTCAGTTCCTCCTCTTCCAAACTCTGCTCTCCATTCTAAAGCTTGTTCAGCTTCATTAGCCATTTCTTGAGTAGGCTTTGTATTTATATCAGCTAAAGCCATTACTCAGACTCGTTTGTCGTTCCTATTGGAGCAAAGTTTAAAGGGAAATAATGAACATTACCCTCATCAATTCTATTTAAATCTTCCATTACTCTAACTTCATTAATAGATAAAACACCCATTGAAATCATCTCTCTGTAATAGTCAGCTCTTGCAGCAGAATCTCCTCTTAATAAACCTTTAGAATCTAATCTTACAAAATAATTATCTAGTTCGTTTTCTCTAAATAACTTTCTGTTTAATTCTTGTTCAATTAAAACTAAATAAGGCTGCAAAGTAAATCTTACAAAGTCAATAGACAAAGCTTCTATACTATTGTAATTAGCTGATTTTTCGAGATGACCAATCAAGGATAATGGCACTTTGAAGATCCGTCCAATTTCTTCTATCTGGAATCTTCTAGTTTCTAAAAGCTGATAATCGTTTGCATTAATTTTAGACTGCTCGAAAGTCATTCCCTCCTCAAGTATTGCAGTTTTACCAGCAACGAATGAGCCAGTAGTTGACTGATTCCAAGATGTCTTTAATCTTGCGACTGCTTCTTTTGATAGCTTACCAGGATGCTTTATAATTCCTCCTATTTGAGAACTATTACCTAAGTAACTATTTGCAGTATCATTAGAAGCTATTGAAGTTCCTATTGTTGTTCTTTGTGATCCTATTACACTTGTTCCCTCATATCCATTAAAAGATAAATTAAAGAAGTGTAACATATCTTCTTTACGAATTGCCAAATCATAATCTTTAACATCGTAATAAATTTGGCCATCGTGATTAATAACTTTAACGTGCTGAGTTTTAATAGGTATTAATCCAACTGGTCTAGCTGAACTATCTCTCTCAATATAAAAATAACTATTACCCTCAAGTAATAAGTTATTCATTAAAACATCTAAAAAAGTATATGTAGTCATAAAGTCATTAGGCTTTCTAGTCAAAAGTCTATTAACTGGATGTGATACTTCTTCTATCTTATCTCCGTCTGTTTCAACTCGATAAACTCTAACTGGTAGAGAAGCTATTGATTCCGATATAATTCTAACACAAGCAAAGACTGCTGAGAATGTCATTGATGAATCGGTAGTTACTGAAGTTCTATTAGCTGCACCTCCAAACGAAAAGTTTGAATTGGCATTTAAAAAATTATTGTTTCTTTTTTCACTACGAAAAAAATCTAATAAGCCCATAAAGAAGATGTGTAATTACATAGCAAAGATACGAAAAGGTACACTATTTTTAATTCCATATCTTTTTTAAAAATTTTTTTTATTAGTGTTAATATCTTTGGTAAAAAAATTATATCCAAACAATACCTCTATCATCATAGCTAGACTCCTCAGTATCGTCATTCATATAAGAGCCAATAGCCATAACTAAAGAAACCATTCCATCTATTTTCTCTGTTGCTTTGCTCTTATCAAATTTAATGTTTCCAGCTGGATCAGACTTTACTGCTACATTAGAAGCCATCCATCTTAACACTTTATTACCTCCATGATTTAATTGCTTTCCTAATATTAGTTTTTCTAGTTCTTTTGTTGGAGCTGATAGACTTGCGAAACCCTGACCGAATGGAATCATAGGTAGTCCATCATTAACTAAATCAATAACTAACTGACTACTATTCCATCTATCGTAAGCTATCTCTTTAATGTTTACAATCTCAGCAACTTCTTTAATTCGTTTCTTTATATAATTGTAATCCGTTACATCTCCCTCTGTTAGTTCTATTAAATCTTCTTTGGACCATCCTATATAATCTACTTGGTCTCTTCTACTTCTTACAAATGCAGTATCTTTAGGAGCAAAGAAATAAGGAATAATTGTAAACCTATCATCTTCTGGAATGATTAAAACAAATGCAGAAATATCTCTAACACTTGCTAAGTCAAGTCCAGCGTAAGCAGTCATTCCTTTATAATCTTCTAATCTTATTGGAGCTTTGTCGCATTCCATCCATTGTTGATCCGATAGCCATTTACTAGATGAACTCATCCATTGATTAAGATGCAACATCCTAAATGTATTCTCATAACTAGGAAGCTTAATAGCTTTCTCTTGCTCTCTTTTTAGATAGTCTAATTTTACTACTCCACTTTCTAAACCTGGATTGGCTAACCTTAAAGCTTCTTCGCTTGTCCAATCTATATCTAACGGACAATCATATTTAATATAATAAAACGATTCATCTTTGATAATACCCTCTGAAACTTTACGACCATAATCCTCTGTTTTTTTACAGATTGACTCTCTATTATATCCAGCAGTAGTTATTGCTATTGTTAAAGGCTGCCTTCTTGATCCAACACTTGTAGTTAAAGCATCCCATAAAGAAGAATCTTTTTGTATAAAAAATTCGTCCATAGCAATGAAGCTACAATTATAACCATACTTCGTACTAGCTTCGCTGCTTATAGCTTTAAAAGATGAATTACTTTTTTCATGAATAATAGAGTTTTTAAATACTTGTAAATTATTTGCTAGTTGTTTATCAGCTCTAACCATTCCAGAAGCAACCTCAAATATAATTCCAGCTTGTTGTCTATCTCCAGCAGCAACGTAACATTCAGCAGATGGCTCGTTGTCTGCTAGTAACATATATAAAGCTATTGCAGATATTAGTGTACTCTTTCCGTTCTTTCTTGGTAAGCAAATATAAGCAGTTCTAAATCTTCTTAATTCTGTTGTTCTATATTTCCAACCAAATAAATCTCTTACTATCTTTTTTTGAAATGGCTCTAGCTTAAAATTAGTTCCTCCTTTTTCTCCTTTTAAATGTCTAATGTGATTCTCAATAAAATAAACTACTCTATCAGCAGCTTTCTCATCAAAGTAAAAAGTATTATCGCTAAGAATATCCATTAATCAAAGAAGTTAAAATCATCTGTTCTTTCCTCCTCTTGTTCTGGCATTGATAAACTTGCTCGACTGCTTGGAGTAAATCCAAATTGAGTAGATAGTTTAATTGCATTTTGGAGAGCATTTTGCATTACTTTATATTTAGGATTAATTTTAGTCATTCTTAATTTACCATCCTTATCAACTGTTTGCTCTGTAAAGTTTCCTCCTAGCTCTGCCGAGATACTTCTATAAATTCCAATCTCATTACAATAAGCTGCCAGGATCGATAAGTCTGTCAAGTGTAACATCTTAATCTTTGCTAGTTCGTTAGATACTATATCCCATTCATCAGCACCCTCTTGATTTAAAAAAAAAGGAGCTTCTGGCATTGAAACAACTGCCGTTGTCTCCATCTCGTTTCCCACAAGCCGAGATTTTTCTAAAGTACCTTTCAGCTCCTTAATTTTTGTAGGTATTTTTTTTCTCCCTTTCATTATCTGAACTTAAACTGGTTTTAGTTTGGTATAACTATATCCCCCACGATTTTATTTTAATTTTGCGTATAAAAAATGAAAAC